GTGCGCCTGCCATACCGCGAGCCATCGGGTCTGTTCGACGGGGCGGCAGAATCGGTGTGGGACGTGCGGACCTGGCACAGGGTTGTCACGGGCACCGTCGTCACCAGAGACTACAACTACCGCTCCGCCGCCACGCCGCTGGATGCGGCGATCAGCGTGCGTAGTGATGCGGTCACCCGAGGAGAGCACTACCGCTACGCTGCGCCTTACCGCGAGGCGGGTGATGACACTGACCCGGAGCCGGAAACCGAATCCGGGGCGTTCTATGCGCGACTCCATCACGAGCGGGGGCTGAACAAATCGGCCCGCATTCACCTGTTCAGCAACGCTGCTCACCTCACTCCCGGGCAGGTGCTGGAGCCGCAGGGCAATGGCAGTTGAAAAAGCCCGCGAGCGGTTCAGCCATAAACTCATGCCCGGGCCGTTGTCGGTGATAAAGATTAAAAACCAGTAGCACGAAGAATTATCAAAAGGAGCCAGCGTGTCAGCCCGCGAGCGATTTTTCAGGAAGATACAACAAAACAAGCAGCCTGCCCCGGCCGGAGATAATCCAGTAGCGGTAGATATTGCGCGATTCTGCCGTCAGATGGATGAACTGGCGCAACAGATTTGCCAGTGGCTTGATGGCTCGGGTATTGACGTTATCAATGGTACAAAGCACCTCAGCGACCTGAGTACCGTCGGAGCCTGTCTGAACAGCGGGGCATCACGTTATGACATCAGGACCATCAGTATTCAACACGATAATAAAAGCGTGAGTATTGCTCCTGCGCAACTGTATGCATCAGGCAGGAAAGGTTGCATTACCCTGACCATTGATTCTCCGGACCTAAAACATGCTCGACAATATTTTTATTTACATATGACAACGGAAGATGGCTGGCTTATTGATGATAATGCCCAACCAGAATTAAACGGCGTTTTGCTGACCGAGGAGGTGTTCTTTAAGATAATCGAACGTCTGGCCTGAAGGTATTTATACCGATATTAATGAATATATTATTACTACATCATAATGAGCAAATTTCTTTTTTTAATACCTGCCGGGTATTCATTTTATTCTTTTTATGGCAATGAGGAGCACGGTTGTGGGACTGGTTTATAAAGATGATGAAGACCTTAACTTTTTACAGCACTGTACGGAAGTGCAGTTACAGGTTATTGCCAGGTTACTGACGTATGACGAGAACGGAAAACAGCGTCTCGCCAGTGAGTTATTAAAGCATCAACAATTTCAGGCGCTGGATAGCCACCCGGAGCGGCATCGCCGTTGCTGGCAGCTGATTGCCGGCGAGCTGCAGCATTTTGGTGGCGACAGCATTGCCAATAAGGGTCATGGTCTGCTGTACCGGAGCGTCCTGCATGATTTGAAATCGATCTCAGGCCAGCGGGCAAAACGTAGCTTACTGGATCAGATGAAGAGAAGATAAGTAGCGCGAGCTTAATTGCCTGGATAGTGAGTGGCTGCCCCTGATAGCCGTTAATTTTCTCCAGAAGCGCAGTGACATTCTGGAAAGGCAGAGCTGGCCGATGTTCTGTCTTCTGGGTAGAAACGGCCCCGCGCATGTCATGGGCGGGATTATAACTAATATATGCATTCTGGACAGCGTAACGCATTATTGCTGTAATCCGCTGCTGTAAACCACTCGCTGTTTCAAGATTGTTTCTGGCTTTTATAGCCTTCACGGGAATAAGGAGATCACGCGTGTTTAGCTTTGCAATATAACATTTGCCCAAAGAAGGAAAAATATGGCTCTCAAGTGAAGCAAAGATTTTTTTGCATGGTCAGCATCCCACTTACGGTTGCTCTTATGCCATTCGCGAACGACAGTCTCGAAGGTACGAATACTGGTTTCTTTCGTTGCCCGCTTTTATTGTCCTGGGTTAATGCTGTTGGCGAGAAGCTTGCGGGCATCAGCGCGTTTTGAACGTGCTTCAGATAATGAAATCTCAGGATATGGGCTCATGCAGAAGGTCTGTTCTTTATTCTCAAAGCGATAGCGAAAACGCCACAGTTTTGAACCTGCGGGTGATATAAAGAGAAAAAGCCCGATGCTGTCGGTGAGTTTGTACGCTTTGTCTTTAGGTTTAGCATTGCGCACCGTCATATCAGTCAGTGCCATGAAACATGCCTCTTTGACACATTATTAAGGGCATGATTTTTATCGAACCGAAAATACCCTCATTCATACCCTCAAAAAAAGTGTTGATGCTGATGGTTAATGGTTTACTTCTATTGACTATAAAAGAGGAGGTAATATTCGTAACATGCAGATTTAAAAGGATAATATTGATATCGGCTGACGTCTGTTGATATCGAAATGGTGTCCCCTGCAAACTCCAAATTTGAGATCTAAGTACAGGAGACGTAAAGGTTATTTTTTTATAGTAAAATTATTTACCCAGGATTTTACCCATCATGCTGCCCGATGAGCTTTTTTTTGAATGCTTGATGATCACTGTATAACCAGCGAGAACGCCCATGAATCTTGCGTGGTTTCGGAAGGGTTCCGTCTTTAATACGGTCATAAATGAAGGTCTTACCGAACCCAGTATCTGCCATGATAAATTTCAGGTCAATAAGGGTATCCTCGCGTAACTCACGCATCATAATCTCTCCTGCTTACATTCGTACTTTGAAAATCTTGTAGCTGACAGGGCAGCAAAATTTTTTGTAACCACTGCCTTAGTTCCTCGTAGCTTTAGTTACGAAGCCAGGCAGCAACTTCACTGCCGATGACTCGCACTGGTTGCCCCAGTGATCCCAGCCCGGCGCCGCCGACCGGCTGAACAACTCGATGCGCGGCACGTCGCCATAAAGACGCTCTAACCGGTGGCGGGCTTCCCACGGTTTCGCGCTGTGACGGCCTAACGGGCTGTAGATAACCTGTTTCACGCTGGCATCTTTGCGTTCCAGCCCGGTGCCGCGGGTGGCGATAAGAAGATCTTCGGTGTTGGCCCGCGTATGGTTTCCGCCATTCATTCGCGTTTGCGCGTTAAGCAGGTCTAAAAAGTCGTGAAAATCTTCAACTTCGCCAGCTTCCAGCGCTTTATTGATGTGCTGCTCTGCCAGTTGATTTAGTTTTACCCACGTGAAGCCCTTCATTGTGCGAACTGTAAAACCCCAGGCTTCGGCAAGCTCCATAGCTTCGCGGTTATGGGTGCCGGTGTACCACATCGCCAAAACAGCGTTTTCTGCGGCCAGCTCCCAAACTGGGAGGCGCTTCATATCGATCAGGCTCATGGTGTCGTAATGGCCGGCTGCTGCGCCGTTGCTTACTGTGTTGCCGTAGCTCCACGCGGGATCTGCATAGATAAGCGAATACTTCACAGCCACCTCAAAGGAATTGATCAGCAGGGATGCCCACTTTCGCGTTCTCGCGGTTTACCTCCCGGCGCAGCGAGAGAAACTGGCCTACCGGATCGGGGCTGCGAAGAATCCCGGCCAGCTTCTGCTGGCTGTGGCTCGTTTTCAGGCGCTGCTTTAGCGCCAGGGCGCAGGCTTTGACATTGGCCCGCGTGGGGCCAGCGATACGCATACAGAGACACATCGTAATAAGCAGATCGGCATATTCATCAGTGGCGCGAATAAACTCATCATGATCGATGCGCTTCATCATTTCCGGGATGCGGTGTTTAAGGCTCATTGCGGGATATCCTCATCAAATTCCGGGGCTGCTGCTTCCTGTGCTTTTCTGGACGGGTCAGGGAACTGATACGGCTTGTTTTCCAGCTTTAACCACATGGCTTCGCGACCGACTTTAATGGTCGGCCAGTCCATGCCTTTGATGCGTTCCCATGAGCGGGAGCAAAACACCTCTTCCAGAATGTCGGCTTTGGCGCGTTTCGCATCATTGCTGGCGCCGCCGTGATGCTTGTTCAGCAGTTCCACAATCTCATCGAGGGCGATCTCTTTGGCACGCTTCTCTTTCTGCCAGGTTGGCTGGCCGTCGTCTGCGAACAGCTCGCCATTGTCGCGGGAGGTATCCACGCCTAAATGAGTTCCTCCAAGATTCAGAAATTCAATGTGCGGCTGGAAATGTTTAAACGTCGGGTTTGAGAACGTCTGGCCGTCGATACGGGTAGAACGGTCTTTCAGAATGCGCGCGGTGCGCCATACCTGCCCGGACTCCAGATCCATCTGCTTTTCCATCTGGATCAGGATTGAAGGCTCATAACCCGTCTCGGTTTCGGCCTTCATCTTGATGCCAGTTTTCTCTAACTGGCGCTTGCCGTCGTCGCCTTCGAAAAAGTCGTACTCATAGCCCGCGCGGCCACACATGATGATGTGCGCCTGGCTGTTAACGAAACGATCGGTAAAACGTCGCCATTCTTGTTTCAGCCATGCCCAGTCAGAGAATTCAAGGCCGCGCTTGCGTTTGCGGCGCGTTGCGTACTCATCGCATAAGCACGTCCAGAAATGGCTGATAGAGTCGATGATCAATACCGAGCCGCTTTGCTCCGCTTCATTTACCGCAGCAATCAGATCCACGAATGCGCGGGTTTTGGCTGTGTAAAGCTCGATGTTTTCAGCATCGAAGCGGGGTTTTACCCAGTCAGAGCCGGTTTCCGTATCGAGGAACATTACCGGCTTATCACCCATTGCAAGCCCGCGCTGGCGCATCAGCAGAACGAGGCCGATCGCCAGCTCGCTGGCGGTGTAGGTTTTGCCGTCTCCGGCGAAACCCATGATCCCGGCTTTCAGGAAAGCCTGTGTATTTGTAGCGCGCTGGAAAAGAGCCATTATTCTTCCCTCATCTCTATATATAATTCAGTCTGCTTTGCTGCAAGAAGCTCTGCGGAATACCGAAGAAATTCACCCGCTTTTTCCTGAAAATTAACGTCGTCGAATACAGCTTTTAGCGCCGCCCGGTCTGCCTGCGTATTGCTCAGCATTTCGTGAAGGTGATGAAATTTAATTTGTCGATCATATAAATCTGCCAGCTCTGCGACTTCTTCTTCCCGCGCTGTATTCAGATAGTGCTGTTGCCAGGATTCATCTTCGATACGGTCATGCATGAAATAAGCGCTCATGCTGTCTCCTGTGAATACTGTAAATATATCGCCACGTTATTCGGGATGTGCGTGGCTCTGCCGGTGAGGGCACATTTAATGTTTCTTCAGGGTTAAATTAATTAGTCAGTGCGTTGCCGTGACCATCAAGATGAACGTAAACCCATATATCTTTGATGCGGGTTTTTTCTGAAAGCGTTCTTAAATAAAGTTTGCCGCCGTAATTAGCTGAAGCAGTCCACGTTTTGTTATTGTGAAAAACTAACATTCCCGGTTGAACGCATCCACGAATGACCTTCTGGATGCCGTAATGCTGACCTTTCATTATTTAATTTTTCCTTTGTTTGATCTTCGGAAAAAAAGGCCCGCCCGAAAGCGGGCAAAGATTGCACTGGCATGGTTAGTATTGTGGTGCCGGGTGCCTCCCGGTGTCTGGTCAAGGCTGAATACCAGACGGGGTTTGCACTGAAAAGGAGAACAAAACCAGCCTTCCCCGCGTGCGCTTAGCCGCATTCACCACAATATGAAGCACACTCCGCCGTTTGCGTTAACCACCAGCCCCAACTGATTGAATGGAATGTGCTTCATGTTGCGTGCCTGCTTTTAGCCACATCAGGCGAGGTGGTGCACACAAGGAGATTAATCAGTGTTTCTTGCCAGCCAGCGGCGTGCGCCAGCTTCGGTTTTAAAAGTTTTGCTTTTGGTGAACGTCATGGCCGTAAATGTGCCGTCACTGTTGCGGAACACGCCACACGTCAATGATTCGTTGTTGCCAAGATCGAGGTTAGTCATTCTCTTCATGCTCCCTTAACGCCGGGTGGGCGGAACGTTTTGCTAAGTATCACTGAGCCGTGATTGCTGTTGATGAGATAAGCATAACTAAAGGTAATTTTCATGGCAAGTAAAAAACTAATAAAAGTTAGTATTTCAGGCGTAAGAAAAGGCAACCCTTTGAATTAGTTGCCTTTATTTTTTTGAGGGGCGGTCTTTTCTTACTTTAAGTAGTTCTTCGAACAAGCGGTTAAAGTTATCAACCCTTACTTCTAACTCACTGATAATAGATTCTTTTTCGGACTCTGGAAGTGATTCAAACAGGTCTAGAAGCCTCTTTTGCCTTTCGTCCAGCTCGGTTGGAAGTGAATCGGCTGGAGCGGGTGACTTGTCTTCATCACCAAACATCAACCATGCAGGAGAGCACCTAAGCGCAGCCGCAAGAGCAAAGAGGCTTTTACCCTTAGGCTCTGTCTGCCCGTTCTCCCACTTAAAGACGCTGACGCTCGACTTCTGAACCTTGTCAGCAAGCTGTTGTTGGGTAAACCCAAGTTCTTTGCGCCTTGCCGAGATGCGTTCGCTGATATGTGCAGTTTTCATAGCATTAATATAAGTTAACTTGACATAACATTAGTTAGGATTTAATTTTTTAACCAAAGTTACTAGGAGGGTGCATGTATACAAAAAGTGTAATCAGTCATTTTGGTTCAAAAGCTGCCATTGCTCGTGCTTTGGGAATATCTCAAGTTGCTGTCACCAGATGGGGTGAAACCGTGCCAGAGAAGCGCGCGGCTAGGCTTGATCACATTACCAATGGAGTACTCAAGTATGACCCTGATTTTTATGAAGCCTGTGACAAGAAAAGGCATGTTTAAGCGAAGCGATAAATAACTAATAACCATCTTTAAGTATCTGATTTTTTTTATTGAAAGGAATATTGGGAATCATTGTTTATGAACACCACACAAAAAAGCACAACCAGCAAGGAATTACAGATCGAAACCCGAATCAGAAGCGGCATAGCCGCCTTGGGCGTCGCGCAGGTTGCCAAGAAAATGGGCATCCACCACTCACAAATTAGCCGGATGCAGACCGGGAAGAACTGTTTTGTTGAGCGTGCTGCCAGGTTGCTGGCGGTAATTGGATTTGATGATCGTGACGAGACGGTAATCATCAAAGGCGAGCAGACGGCAGAGGTAGCGAAAGCGCTGATCTCGATGCTGGAGCATTTAAAAGGCGAAACCCCGGACTGCGCCAACAGTTCCGGGGCTTCTGAGTGCAAATAAATAAAGCGTCCATTTGCGAGGTAATTATGCCAAGAGCTTTGAAACCTGTAAACGCTGGCACTTCCCGGTTGGGTGAAGTTGTTCAGTTATACCCTGAAAAACGGGAGGTCTGTGAACGTGTGGCTGACTTAGATAACGGGTTTACCCGAATCGCAAATGAGCTACTTGAGGCTGTTATTGTTGCCGATTTGACGGCGCGACAGTTGAAAGTTGTGCTGGCGGTAATGCGCAAAACTTACGGGTTCGGCAGAGCGCTGGATCGCATTTCTAATGTGCAGATTGCCGAGGAAACAGGAATTCATCATACCCACATCTGCAAGGCAAAAAATGAGCTTATCGCGATGAACATACTTGTTTCATCGGGTAACCAAATTGGCATTAACAAAGTCGTTTCAGACTGGAATACAGGTATTAGCCAAAACAGCAAAACATTAGCCAAAACAGCTAATACAAGTTTAGCTAAATCGGCTAATACAACTCACCATGAGAGATTAGCCAACTCGGCTAAACACAAAAGAAATAAAAATAAAATATATATAACCCCCCTAACCCCCCAGGGGGGAAAGGCGAAATTCAACCCGCTTGAGGTCGATCTGCCTGACTGGCTCGATCCGGCTGTCTGGCGTGAATGGGTTCAGTACCGCGCCGAGAGCAAAAAACCGATCAAGTCCATGCTGACCGTGACGAAGGCCATCAAGCTTCTGAGCCAGTACCGGGATGCTGGCGACAACCCGGCGGAAGTGGTCAATCAATCCATCGCCAACGGCTGGCAGGGTTTATTCCGCGTCAAAGCGCCCGGACGCGGCGTGGCCCCGGTTAACGCTGGACACGTTCCGCACTGGAACAGCCCGGAAGCGTGGGAGGACGTGTTTTGAGCCAGCAACTGATTCAGGCCATCGCGCAACGCGACAACCGCACGCTCTCCCGGCTGGCAGGTAAATACCATCCGGCGCCGGAGCGCCCCGAACAGGGCGTAGTAAACACCGAGGCTGAGCGTCTTGTTGATGCGCTGTTTCGCCAGCTCAAGCAGGTATTTCCCGCAGCAAACGCCACCAGCCTGCGCACCGAGGCCGACGAGGCCGCAGCAAAGCAGCAGTGGATCATTGCTTTCGCCGAGAACGGCATCACCCGACGTGAGCAACTGGCCGCAGGCATGAAGCGAGCACGCGCCAGCCTTTCCCCATTCTGGCCGTCGCCTGGGCAGTTTATCGACTGGTGCCGTGAAGGGGAGTTCGAGCAGGCCGGGCTTCCGGCAGTGGCCGAACTGCTGGCGATGGTACGCACCTACTGCGCCCGGCGTGGGCTTTACGCCTCGCCAACGGATTACCCCTGGCAGAATGCCGCCCATTACTGGCTAGTTACGGGCCTGTATAGCGGTATGCGTCTTAACGGCTGGACAGAGAAAGAGCTGGCCGAACAGGCAAAGGCGGAGCTGCTGAATATGGCCCGGCGTATCGCCAGCGGCGAAACCATCCCCGATCCGGTGCCGATGATTGAACAGCCCAGGCCGCGGCCCGTTTCCCGTGAGCGGGGCTTAGAAATCATCGCCAGATTACGGCGCGACATTTTGAAGAAACCACGCAAGAACGTTTGATGAGGCAGAACGATGACAGCAAGCGAAGCCATTAAACATTACCTGCTGGAGCACCCCAGCTTCACCACTGAGCAAATTGTTAATGCCTACGGCGTCTCTCTGCAATCGGTGCAGCACGCGGCGCGCAGGATGGAAATGAACGGCGAGCTGGTTGCTGTGCGCGACTGGCGGAGGCTCATATACAGCCTGCCGGGAGATAACACTGGCGAGAGCGTCAACGTGATTTTTGACGAATGCCGCCTGAGCGGCGCTATGAGGCGCGTTCTTTGCGTATATGGGGCAATCCCTGCCTCATCGGCTTTTAACGCCAGGAGCGCGTGATATGGCGGCTTATTTTTTGATTTAGAGTTTGGGGCCACGCCAGTATATGGTGATACCGTTATTGAAGAGCTGGTTGCTATCTACCAATTCGGCGAGCCTTTGCTTTTAGATCAAATAATGCACTTTTCCAACCAGGCCTTAATTTGATGCCAGTCAATTTAAGATAGATGTATATGGCATGCATTTTAGCAGCGTCATTGCATCGTTAAGTGATGCTTAAACAACCATTGAATTGCATCATTCATCATCCAATAATCGCGCTGATAATTAATCAGGCCTGATTACTTTCGTTGTTAGTTATCACCTGTTTGGAGACCAACATCTTGAAAGTAGTCAATTTAACGTTGCCGGAGAGTGGATTAGTTCTGATCGACTGCGAAAGCGGTAAGGTTGTTGGAAAAATCGATGAGGTAAAGACGCGCAGCGGGAAACGGAAAACACCCGAAAGAGTGCTGTTTACGCGATTCGATAAATCCCGCTGGCGTTCAGTAGCGCTTAGAAACAATGAGTTTGTGTGTTCCCTTAAAACTCTAAAGGAAATGGTTTCATCTGCGGCTCGCAGTGATGCAAAGGATATTTGGTTTTAGTTAAAATAACATCCGAGCCTGAACAGCTCGCTAAGTAACACTGTGCCATTCAACGGAATTTATGGCGCAGATGCAATTTCTAAAACTCCCCGACTTTGCCCTGCTTTCGGCTTTACCCGTGAGCGGGGTTTTTCTGTGTTCAGCGTCCGGCCTCTTTGGGGGTGCGGCGTGAGCTTCCCGAAAGACGGCGTAAGGCTGCATAAATCCAATTTCGCAGCGATTGGCAAGCAATTAGAGCCGCTGCTGGCAAGCGGCGACTGCTTCCGGCTGATCATCAAGCCCTGGTGCGATTCTCGCAGCCTCCCACAAAACGCGCTGGCACACGTCTGGTTTAGCGAAATCAGCGCTTACCTGATCAAGCGTGGTAAAGCCTTTGCCTCTCCGGCATGGGTTAAAGACGCGCTGAAGCATTCGTATCTCGGCTACGAAGAACGGGAAATGACGGACGTTATTACCGGCGAGAAAACCACGATCCGCTCCCTCCGGCACACCTCCGAACTCGATACCGGCGAAATGCACTTTTTTCTCACGCAGATAGAGGGCTGGGCGCTGAACATCGGTTGCCGCCTCACCATTCCCGACGATTGCCAGTACGCGCAGTTGCGCGCGAAACAGGAGGCATAACCGATGCGCAAAACATGGTTTGAGCACACTGATTGCACCCTCACCGAAGCCGACGAGCTAATGAGCCAGTACCGCAAGCGCGGCGTGGCGGTTGAGCGTTTTCTCTCTCCCGACTGCCGGAAATTTATTGTGCGCGTTCAGTTGCCGGAAAGCCGTCACGAACCGCGGCCCAGCAGAACCTATCAACAACGGATTTGGGGGTGATCGTGGCTGACTTACGCAAAGCCGCGCGCGGCATCGAGTGCCAGGTGCGCATTCCGGGCATATGCAACCACAACCCCGAAACCAGCGTGCTGGCGCATATCCGCCTGCCTGGCGCCTGCGGGATGGGGATTAAGCCGCCCGATCTGCTGGCGACAATAGCGTGTAGCGCATGTCACGACGAAATCGACCGGCGCACCCGGTTAACCGATGCGGAGTATGCGCATACGTGCGCACTGGAAGGGATGGCGAGAACGCTGATTATCTGGCTGAAAATGGGGCTGATTAAATGACTTGCGATTATGAATTTACATTGCCATATCCGCCGAGCGTTAACGACTACTGGCGCAGGGGCAGGGGTATTACCTACATCAACGAGAAAGGCCGCCAGTATCGCCGCGACGTGGCGGAAATCCTTCACATCCTGAAGCTCGACATAAACACCGATGCGCGGTTGAAACTACGCATTATCGCGAACATGCCGGACAGGCGCCGCCGCGATATCGACAACATTTTAAAAGCGGTCTGCGACTCGCTGGAGAAAGGCGGCTTTATGCAAAACGACTCGCAAATAGACGAGCTGAAAGTGGTGCGGGGCGAAGTGATCCCTGGTGGCCGCCTGGGAATCAAAATAACGGAGATCGAGCAGTGAGAGCGCAAGCTTATGAATTTATCCGCCAGGAGCTGATCATGGCGACGGCTGACCTGAGCGGCAGCACAAAAGGCCAGCTGGTGGCGTTCGCGGAGAATGCCCAGCTGATTACTAACCGCTACAAGCGCAAGCCGCTGAAAGTGACCGACCCGGAGACGGGCGAACTGGTGAAAGTCTGGAACGAGCCCGTGCCGGGCGTCCAGTCTCGCGCGAAAGGCTCGCATATTCCGCTGGTGCTGCCGGTCGAGTTTGCCACCGCAAGCTGGCGGCGCGCCGTGCTGGCGCTGGAGCCACACGAAACCGCCTGGCTGATGTGGTGTTATGGCGAAAATACCCGCTACGCCTACCAAACGGAGATCGTGCGCTGGGGCTGGGAGACATTCGCCGCAGAGCTGGCAGGAAAGCGCATTGCTGCCAAAACTCTGGCACGCCTGCGCGCGCTGGTATGGCTTGCGGCGCAGGATGTTAAACGAGAGCTACGCGGCGGGATCGGCGCAGGCAAAACCTACCAACAAAACGAGCTGGCAGCGCTGGCGGATGTAACGGCAAAAAATTGGTGGAAAAGTTACGCGATGCACTGGGAGGCCATGCGCGCCGTGTTTGAACGTCTAGACCAAAGCGCCCTGATAAACGCCGATGCGACAAGAAGAAAACAAAAGAGTGCAAATTCGGCGACGATGCTTGCAAAAGTAGATTTTTAAGGGCAGAATTGACTCAGATTTGATATTGTCGCCGAAATTATAGAAACCCGCCTTAGAGCGGGTTTTTTGTTTAACTCAGTAGACCTTTTTATCTGTGGTTGTAAGATAGGCACACCTACATTTCAGGTCGGTGAGTTTAATGGAAGAACAACACGGCAATTACTTTATAAAGCGAATTAAAGTGCTTGGAAGAGGCGCATTTGGCTTTGTTGAACACGTTAAAGTCTTCAACCTCAACAAGGGCGAATGTGGTGATTATGCTAGAAAGTTTTTAGCTCCGGAAAAGCCTGAGCTTTTAGCGCAAATTGAGCAGTTTAGAAGGCGTTTTAAAAGAGAGGTTGTGTATCAGTCCTATTGCATGCATAGCAACATAGTTCCTATTTATTTATGTGATTTATTCGCACAAAATCCGTGGTTTATTATGGATAAGGCGGAATGTGATCTTGAGCACGAAATAACCAATAATCTTCTTACTACTGACCAGAAAATCTCAATCGTTAAAATGGTGCTGGCTGGTGTGGGTCACATACATGCGAAAGGTTACTTACACAGAGATATAAAGCCATTTAATGTTTTGAGATTTAGTGATGGAACATATAAGGTATCTGATTTTGGTCTGGTAAAAGATACCAATCCTGAAGGCGATACCACAAAATTGACCGAGATCGGTACCCGTATGGGAAGTACCAGATATATGGCTCCAGAGATTTTATACAATGCAGAATATTCAGTTAAGACAGATGTTTATGCAGTAGGAAGGCTAATTGAAGACTTAAATTTAGATGATAAAAAAATAAAGCCTATCATAGCAAAATGCACCAGGATGGATAAAGACGATAGATATCATAGTATTGGTGATGTGGCACTAGATTTTGCGCACGCCTTCTTAAGGAGTGAGTCATGATTCAGCTAATAGCGAGTTCATCGTTCTCGTACCCCAAAGAACCTGATAGAATAAACGAGGACTCTTTACTCCCTCCGAAAAGTGTAGGGGATGGTATCCTTTTTGCCATAGCTGATGGAGTCGGATCTTATTCTGGTGCTAACCAAGCCTCATCAACAGCGATCACTGAGCTTTCAGAACTGACTAGTATATCTCTTGACTCTATTCCTAATATATTTAATGAAATTAGGAGAAAAGTTTCTGCACTAGTTGATAAGAGCGAAGAGTTTGATAAATCGGCTACTACGCTTACGTTTTGCTATGTTTATGATAGTGGGGTGATTATAGGTCATATTGGTGACTGTCGTTTGTATTGCATTGGTGAGAAAAGATCTTACCAATTGACAAAAGATGACACTAGACACCAGATGTTAATCGATCAGAATATTTTCAAGCCTAGGGATTTGAAAGATAAACCAGGCAAAAATATCTTAACTACTGCTATAGCTTCAAATGTCGATATGGAATACGACTGTGATTTTATCCCATGGAATGAATTGCAGGGTATTAACGGGATGTATCATCTGTGTATCATGTCTGACGGAGCCCATAACGCTTGGGAAAGACGTCCAAGGTTCACAACAAATACGATGATTAATAGTCAGAAATTTTCTAATGGTATTTTACGTCGTATAGAAAGGTTTGGGCCGGATGATGACTTCTCATTAGTGAGCATCATAGTAAATGTGACCTCACCATAATCTATAACTGATGATCATTTATAACTGCAATCAGAGGCTACGTTCCTAACTGCATTGTGAGTTCGTAAATACTCTCGGTGAATAAACTCTTGTTCATATAGGCTACCAGTAGGTGGCCTTTTTCATATCCGCGCCACGCTCCGGCGCATGACGTAAATAACCCATTATGACCGATCCCCTGACTGTATCAGCGGGCTTCGCTACCGGTACGGCTGGCATCACCATCGCCACGTTCTTCCCGGAAGCGACGCCTGCGGTAATGCTGTGCTCGCTGGGCGGCGCTGCGCTTTATGTGCTGTCCGCCGATGAACACGAACCCTGGAAACAAATCATCTTCGCGATCATTTCGTTTATTGGCGGGATGTACTGCGCAGGAACGGCGGCTGACATCATCACCGCCTTAATCAATGCCGCGCTTCATAAACTGACGCCGCCGGTCGCGATTACCGTGTCGCGCCCCATCGGTGCGCTGGTGGCTTCCACCATCTCTGTCGCTGTGCTGCTGCGCGTTCTTGCCCGCTACCGTACCCGCAAGGGGGAGGGTAGTGAATGAATCTTGATATGTTGCTTATAGAGGCGAACGCGCTGGTATGCATGGTGACCATGCTGCGCCTGCTGGTTGTTCGTAAGCGTGAGCGGAGCCTGTTTATCTCTCTGGTGGCCTACGCGCTAATTCTCGCGTGCGGCTGGAAGGTGTTCCGTATCTGGACGGGGGCCGGTCAGACAGACCTGGCGCAGTTTGTGATTAACCTGTCGCTTTGCGTTTCAATCATCTGCGCTCGCGGCAAAGTGTCCAAAGTTGCAGGAGGTTTCAATGCAGACGAGTGAAAAAGGCCTGGCGCTGATTAAAGTGTTTGAAAGCTGCCAGCTCAAAGCGTATCGCTGTCCGGCAGGCGTCTGGACTATCGGCTATGGCTGGACACAACCGGTCGACGGTAAGCCCATTCGCGCCGGGATGGAAATCGATATGCCCACGGCGGAGCGTCTGCTGAAAACCGGCCTGACTGATTATGAAAATGACGTAATGAAGCTGGTGCGGGTGAAGCTGTCACAGACGCAGTTCGACGCGCTGGTTTCATTTACCTATAACGTTGGCTCACGCAACTTTTCCACCTCAACGCTGCTGAAAAAACTGAATGCTGGCGATTATTCCGGTGCCGCCGATGAGTTCTTGCGATGGAACAAATCGCGGGGGAAGGTGCTGAGCGGCCTTGTGCGTCGGCGCGCTGCCGAGCGTGAGCTATTCCTGTCATGAGTAAGCTAAACATCAGCATGCTGGCGCTTGGGCTGATAGCCTCACTCGCTGCGTATCATTATCACGGCCAGTTCACAAAATCACAGGCATCTTTAACCGCAGTTAATCGTGAATTAAACGCGGTTAAAGATACAAAGAAAAAGATGCTTGAGAGCCAGCTCAAACTTGCAGAGCTTGATGCCAGGTACAACGGAGAAATTGCCCGTGTCAAAGCTGAGAATGATCAGCTGCGTGCTGATGTCGCTAACGGTAATCGCCGGTTGCAGCTCCACGCAACCTGTAAGCCAGTGCGTGACGCCGCCGCCACCACCGGCAGCACTAATGCAACCGCCCCCGGACTTGATGACGCCGCTCAACGGGATTATTTCACCCTGAGAGAAAAAATCGAAACTAGCAGAACCATGATTCTAGGCTTGCAGAAATACATAACAGAGCAGTGTTTGAAATGATCATAACAAGGACGGAGAGGGGCGTTCTTGTTGAACAACTTTAACTATAACTTATGATTATTTAACACACCTTTTTCTTAGAAAATGAAACACGCGCTTTCGTCCAGATCATTATGACACTCAACGTTATCAGTATTCTTGCTGTTAGTTACGCTCTGACAAACTATATTGCTAACGTAAGGTCTTATCTGGCATTTCAGTATGCGGTCATCCTCAATTATTAGATTGCCATTTTGGATTTCATTTGCAGCGGAGCATGGGCCATCGCCCCAGTTAATACCGTGATAATTATAAAAAGCGTATGATCTTAAAGCATTTATCCAGTGATGAGCGTGACAAAATGAACACTCTTTATTGGAAATTTATTATGTTATTAAGCAATATTGTAAATTATTATGTCGACCAACATTCATAAACTATGACAGTGCTACTGGTCCGTTCGATTTTCATGGCAAAAGAGATATGATATCAATCGCAAAAATAGAACGTTGCTTAACCGAAATCATTGTGAAACAAATGTGATTATAAATATGCAGAAATAGATATAGAAGAGCCAGCTTGAGCTTTAAAGTCTCATGTCTACTACACAGGGGAATTTGTCCGAGCTAAAGAAAATAATCATCTGCGTGCTGATGTCGAAAAGAGCACTTGCCGGTTGAAGCCCCACGCTACCTGTGAGCCAGCACGTAACCCATCTGCACCACTGATGCAACTGCGATCAGACTCGATGACATGGCTTCATGGAATTATTTCACTCTCCGTGAGGAATCGAGAAATGAGCAGCCAATTTAAAGGATTAAATGATTGTATTCTTGGACTATTCTTGATGAAGCATAAAAAAAGCCCCTATCACGCAAGGGGCTAAACAGCATTTTGGCATAATTCATACTGATATTTATTGCACTCAAAGACACAATCACCGCTTATTTCAAAACAATAATTGTCTACTTGAGGCTAGTTTGAGTATGGTTCAAGAAAGAAAGCTTGCCGAGTTAATTGCTCAGTTTTTTTAATTATTTTGATCAGTATAACATTTTATTGTTCGATTCATTTGAAAATTACATGTTTATGAGCCTTTCTACTGGATGCTGCAAAGTATAAAAAAACAATTTAACTCATTAATAAGTGTGTATTTTTTTATTAAGGTGTCGAAATTTTTTTTTTGCTAATAGATTCTAATTATAAAGCTATCTTTCTCTTCTTTACCTCTAGCAAGGAATCACATATGCCATCAAGGACACCTAAAGCCTGCCGTAAACGTGGATGTGGTAAATCAACTACAGACAGAAGCGGATACTGCGAAGTGCATAAAGGCGCTGGCTGGGAACGACACAATAAAGGGCGGTCAGCAGCACAGCGAGGCTATGGTGCTGAGTGGCGAAAGGTAAGGAACCTAGTTATCAAGCGCGACAAGGGGTTGTGTCAGACCTGTAAGCGTGAGGGCGTCATTCGTCCCGGTTCAAGCGTCGACCATATCATTGCTAAAGCTCACGGGGGCACAGACGACCCGAGTAATCTCGAATGCATTTGCTCTGAACATCACAAGGCTAAAACAGCGAGAGAGCGACTGAGCGTGATGCGGTGAAAGATGCAGGGCATCAGGGAGAGTGAGCAGGGAGGGGCGGGGGTAAATCTCTGGTGAATAAAGCGTTCCAGACTGCCCGCCCCGCTAAGTTTTTACGCGTGAGAAATAAGAATTTTTTTCCGGGAGGCTTTTTGCCGGTTTCTTGCTCAGCCAGGAGGTGAATTTATGGCCGGAGTCCGGGCCGCTGGTGGAGGTCGAAAGAAGAATCTCCCTGTAAGCGGCAAAAGCTCAATTACAAATATCAGACCGCCGCAAGAGCTAATGAGCGCCGTTGCTGTGAAGGTCTGGAAAAGCACCTCAAAGATACTTATTGAGCGTGGTTTATTTGAACCGGAGGACGCTCCTGTCCTCATGGCCTACTGCAATGCATTTCACCTCATGATCGAAGCCGAGAAGATGATCGCAACCAGTGGAATCATCGCTACCGGCGAGAGCGGCATCAAAAAACATCCCGCGATTAATGTTCGAAACGATGCCGTAGCGCAGATAGCCAGGCTTGGCTCGTTGCTGGGCCTGGACCCTATGAGTCGTGCGCGTATGCTCGGCGCGGGTACGCCTGACGATGAAGAGGGAAATGAATTTGATGAGTTTTAACTTATGGCGACCTATCCGAACGTTAACGACGCGAATCGCTACGCGCGGGATGTTGTCGCCGGGAAGATTCTCGCCTGCCGTTATGTAAAGCTCGCGTGTCAGCGCCATCTTAATGACCTTGAGCGGGCCAAAGATCAGCGCTGGCCATACAGGTTCGACAGAGATAAAGCCGAGCGGTTTTGTCGCTTCTCGCAAAAAATGCCCCACACGTCCGGCGAATGGGCCCGTAAAAAGCTCCGGCTGACGCTGGAGGACTGGCAAAAGTTTTGTTTCTGCGTTTCGTTTGGCTGGGTTCGCAAATCAGATGGACTTCGCCGCTTCCAGGAGATTTACATCGAGGTTCCCCGTAAGAACGGGAAATCACTCATCGCTGCCAGCGTGGGCATTTATATGTTCTGCGCGGACGACGAGCACGGCGCTGAAGTTTACTGCGGAGCCACAACAGAAAAGCAGGCGTTTAAAGTCTTTGAACCTGCGCGCCAAATGGTGCAGAAACTCCCGGCGCTGCGTAAGCGCTTCTCAATAAAGCCGTGGGCAAAAAAAATGACCCGGCCAGATGGCTCGGTGTTTGCGCCGATTGTCGGCGATCCTGGTGATGGTGACTCGCCGAGCTGTGCGATTATCGACGAGTATCACGAACACGCCACAGATGCGCTTTACACGACAATGACGACCGGGCAGGGCGCGCGTGAACAGCCACTGACGCTCATCATCACGACAGCGGGCTACGATATTGCCTCGCCCTGTTATGACAAGCGCTCACAGGTGGTGGAAATTCTTGAAGGCATTCGCACTGACGGTGCAAATGAGACGATTTTCGGCATCATTTACACCCTTGATAAGGATGACGACTGGACCTCTGAGGAAGCCATTCGGAAAGCGAACCCTAACCTTGGCGTTTCGCTCAAGCCTGAATTTCTGCGCGCCAAGCAGGAGCTTGCAAAAACCACCCCGAGCCAGACTAACAAGATTCTGACCAAGCACTTCAACCTTTGGGTCTCAAGTAAAGCCGCGTTTTACAACATGCAGCGCTGGCAGGAGGCTGCCGACCCGTCGCTGACGCTTGCCGATTTTGAGGGAGAGCCGTGTTATCTCGGGATCGACCTGGCATCAAAGCTCGACCTCAACGCCGTGGTGCCAGTATTCATGCGGGAAATCGATGGGCTTAAACACTTTTACTGCGTCGGCGCTCAGTTCTGGGTGCCAGAGGATACGGTCTACTCAACAGATCCGCAGCTAAAACGCACCGCCGAGCGCTATCAGTCGTTTGTTAATCAAGGTGTGCTGATCCCGACCGATGGCGCAGAAGTCGATTATCGGGTGATTTTCGAGTCGATTCTCAGGCTCCGTGACACGGTGAAAATCGAGATATGCCCCATCGACCCTTACGGCGCGACGTCACTGGCGCATATGCTCAACGATGAAGGGCTAAATCCTGTCACCATTACGCAGAACTTTACGAACATGTCCGACCCGATGCGAGAAATCGAGGCCGCGCTCGCGGCTGGCCGTTTCCATCACGATGGAAACCCGATCCTGACCTGGTGCATCCAGAACGTTGTCGGCAAGTATTACGCAGGCTCTGACGATGTTGTCCGTCCGACCAAAGAGGGCAACGAGAACAAAATTGACGGCGCAGTCGCGGCAATGATGGGTGTTGGCCGGGCCATGCTCAACGAGCCAGGCGATTTCCTTTCTAATCTCGACGACGAGGACATTCTAGCTATATGAAACTCCACGATCTGTTTGGCGTCGCAGGCTTTGGCTTGCTTGTTGCTGCCAGCTACCTGCGCTTTGGTCTGGCTCCGGCACTGGCGGTTGCTGGTAGCGGTTTTCTAATAACCGGGCTCGCAATGGCTCGCAACAGGAGGCGCTGATGTTACTCGACGCGTTTTTCCGTTCTGACCCTAACGCGGCGCAGGGTAATCCCGAAAATCCCGCCACACCGCTGACAGGCGAAAATATCGCGACAACGTCCGGCATGGTTTCAGACGTTTTTGTCTCGCCTGAGACGGCTATGAAACTGGCGGCGGTTTATTCCTGTATTTATGTTCTCTCGTCGAACCTGGCGCAAATGCCCCTACACGTTTTGCGGCGCGAAGGGAAAGACGTTCGACAGGCAACAGAGCATCCAGTTTTCCATCTCGTTCATGACGAGCCGAACCCGTGGGAGACCTCGTATAAATGGCGCGAGCTGATGCAACGCCACGTTTTAGGTTGGGGCAATGCGTACACAGAGATTAAACGCAATCGGCGCGGCGAGGTTATCGAGCTGGCGCACCGGATGCCGTGGGAGTTGTGTCTGACTAAATTTGATGGACGCTGGCGTTACGGGATTTACACCGACGAAGGGAGCTGGTCGGTTCACCCCGACGATATGGTTCATATTAAGGCGATTGGTAACTGCGACAAATGGGGGATCTCCCCGATTATGCAGCACGCGCAAACTATCGGCCTGGGGCTCTCAGGGCAGAAGTACACAGAGAGCTTTTTTAACGGCAACGCGCGCCCGGCGGGGATAGTGTCCGTTAAGCAGGAGCTGAACGATAAATCGTGGGATCGGCTTAAAAAAATCTGGCAGAAAGCCGCTGCCGCGCTCCGTTCGCAGGAAAACAAAACACTCTTACTCCCTGCCGAGCTGGATTACAAAGCCCTAACCATATCGCCAGTAGACGCGCAGCTCGTCGAAATGATGAAGCTAAACCGCAGCATGATAGCGGGGATTTTCAATGTGCCGGCGCACATGATTAACGACCTCGAAAAAGCGACGTTTTCCAATATTTCCGAGCAGTCGATCCAGTTCGTGCGATTCACGATTATGCCGTGGGTTGTTAATTGGGAGCAGGAGCTAAATCGCCGCCTGTTTACCCGGCAGGAGCTGGCCGCCGGTTATTACGTCAAATTCAATCTGGCCGGGCTGTTGCGTGGTACGCCGAAAGAGCGAGCCGAGTTCTATCACTACGCAATCACCGACGGCTGGTTAAGCCGTAACGAAGTCCGGGCGCTGGAAGATAAAAACCCGGTTCCGGGGCTTGATGAGATGCTCGTGTCGGTCAATGCGGCGCAGACAAGCGGAAGTAAAGACAAAACCCCGGAGGGAAATCCTGACAATGAGTGATATTGAAAAGCGCTGTTACGTTGGTGAAGTCCGCGCCGCTGAGGTTGAGGGCGAACCAACCAAAATTATTGGCTATGCGTCTGTATTTAACAGCCGTTCTGAGCTGATTTTCGGCTCGTTCCGCGAAGTGATTAAGCCGGGAGCGTTTGACGACGTCCTCGGCGACGATGTTCGCGCCCTGTTTAACCATGACCCTAATTTTATTTTAGGACGCAGCTCGGCGGGGACGTTGTCCCTCTCTGTCGACGACAGAGGCTTGCGTTACGAAATCACAGCTCCACAAACGCAGACAATCCGCGATCTGGTTCTCGCGCCGATGCAGCGCGGAGACATTTCACAAAGCTCCTTTGCGTTCCGTGTCGCCCGCGACGGCGAACGCTGGTATCAGGATGAAGACGGCGTCGTCGTTCGCGAAATTACTCGCTTTTCCCGCTTGCTGGACGTTTCGCCTGTCACCTATCCGGCTTATCAGGAGGCCGATAGCGCCGTCCGTTCGCTGGAGCAGTGGCGCAGCCAACAGGCAGAGCAGGATCAGCGGAGTGCTGAGGCGCGGCAAAAGCAGGCGACAGAGAAAGCCGCTCGCGAGCGTGTTCTCGACCTGATAGCGCGACCGTAATTTTAAATAAACAATTCATTAAACAACCTCGCTTCGGCGGGGTTTTTTTATATCTGAAAAAAGAGTGATAGATCTCATGAAATTGCACGAAATGCAGCAAAAACGCGCCACTATCGCCGCTGAAATGCGCGCCCTGAACGAAAAAATCGGCGACGGGTCCTGGACTGAGGAACAGCGCAGCCAGTGGGACAATGCAAAGCACGAATACGACAAGCTCGACGCGGCGATTAAGCGCGAGGAAGAACTCCGCGCGATGGATAATATCCTCGCAGCCGAAAACGAACCCGAACACCGCAACAACCCGGAGGGCTCCGAAGATGAACGTCGCGCCGCTGTTTTCGACAAGTTTGTCCGCCACGGCTTAGGGGAGCTGTCAACGGAAGAAAAGCGCACTCTAAAAGAGTTCCGCGCCCAGGGTATCGACGACGGCGAGGGCGGCGGTTCTAAAGGCGGTTTCACTGTGCCGAAACAGTTCCGAAACCGTGTCGTTGAGGCAATGAAAGCCTACGGCGGGATCGCGGGTGTTTGCCAGATTCTGAGCACCTCGAACGGTCAGGATATCGACTGGACTTACAGTGACGGCACCGCTGATATGGGCGTGATGCTCGGAGAGAACGAGGAAGCGAGCGAAGGCGATGTCACTTTCGAGCCGATCACTATCGGTGCCAAAAAAATGACGTCGAAAATTATCCGCGTTTCTAACGAGCTGTTATTGGATAGCGGCATCGACATGAACGGCTATCTGGCCGCACGTATCGCGCAGCGCCTGGGCCGTGGCGAAGCAGCGCAAATCGTTAACGGTGACGGCACCGGTAAAAACGTTAAAGGCCTGGCTAAGTGGGTGACGAAAACCACATCCGCCGCAGCCGCTGACGCGTTTACTTGGGAGGAGTTGCTCGCGCTGAAACACAGCGTCGATCCGGCCTATCGCAATTCGCCGAAATTCCGCTTTGCATTTAACGACAATACCCTGCTGAAAATCTCCTCTATGAAAGATGCGCAGGGCCGTCCGCTCTGGCTCCCGGATGTGGTTGGTATGGCACCGGCGACCGTGCTCAACGTGCCTTACGTTATTGATCAGGCGATTGCCGATATTGGCGCGGGTAAACAGTGCGTGTATTGCGGTGACTTTGACCGCTTCATCTTACGCCGTGTGGCGTACATGACCCTGATGCGACTCACTGAGCGTTACGCGGAATATGATCAGGTAGGCTTCCTGGCCTTCCATCGCTTCGACTGCGCCCTCGAAGATGCCGCAGCGGTTAAAGCGCTGGTCGGTAAAGCCGAGGCAAAGTAACAGGGGTGACGCTTGACCCGACCGTGCTTTCTGTCGCGGTCGGCACAGCCTCGCCAATTAAAGCAAGTGTCACCCCTGCAAACGCCACAAACAAGGCGCTTAACTGGACGTCAGGAGACGAAGCCATTGCAACCGTTGACGCCTCGGGCGTTGTTACTGGCGTCGCTGAGGGCGGCCCGGTGGACGTTACCGCGACAGCGGCGGACGGCTCCGGCGTTTCTGCTTCCTGCGCCGTCACTGTCACAGCGGAAAAGCGAACTAAATCTAAATAACGCCCTCCGGGGCGTTTTTTATTGAGGCCGAGCCGTGATTCTTTCCCTTTCAGAAATTAAAACGCAGTTGCGTATTGAGGAGGATTTCACCGAGGAGGACGCGCTTTTAACCCTCCTCGGCGGGGCCGCTGAGGCCCGCACCTCGAATTACCTCAACCGCAGGTTATACGCGACGGAAGTCCCCGACACTGACGAGGACGGACTCGTCGTATCTGACGATATCCGCCAGGCAATGCTGATGCTCTGTAGTCATTTTTATGAAAACCGATCATCAACGTCTGACGTGGAAATGACAGAGATGCCGCAGTCGTTTAAATGGCTTGTCGATGCATACAGGTTTATCCCGCTATGAAAAGAAGCCCGTCACAGACAGCGACGCGCTATTCGTTTCCCGACCCCGGAGAACTTAACCGACGCGTTCAGTTCAGAAAGCGCGTTGATTCACCGGCGGCTGATTTCGGCACGGAAAGCGAGGAGCTCGACACCTTCCGGGTGTGGGCGAGAGTCCAGCAAACCGGCGCGACGACTTATCAGTCCTCTGTTCAGACCGGCGAGGCCGTGACGCACCTCATCACGATTCGCTACCGGTCGGGCATGTCGAACGAGTGGCAAATCGTGTTGCCCGGAGGTGAGGTTTTGCGCGTCCGCAGAATCCGGGATCTCAATTCCGAGCACCGGTTCCTGCTCCTGGAGTGCGAGAGCCTCGGCGACGCGGATCACTACTGTGGGGCGGTGTATGGCTGATTCTCCTCTCTTTCACATCGATTATGACGTCCCGGAGCAGATGGAGTTTAAACGCCCCGTCATGCGCCGCGCGTTCGTCAAAATCGGTCAGGTTCACATGCGGGACGCCCGTCGGCTGGTAATGAAACGGGGGACGTCGAAACCCGGCGAAAACCCCGGATACAAAACCGGCAGGCTGGCGCGCTCAATCGGTTATTACGTTCCGCGCGCCTCGAAAAACCGTTCCGGGATGATGGTACGAATCGCACCGAACCAGAAACGGGGCGAGGGAAACCGCCGTATTGAGGGCGACTTTTACCCGGCTTTCCTGTTCTACGGCGTTCGCCGTGGCGCGAAGCGGCAACGCTCGCACCATAAAGGCAAATCCGGCGGCTCCGGGTGGAAAGTTGCCCCACGTAATAACTACATGACCGAAGTGTTAGCGCGTCGCAAAGCCTGGACGCGCTACACACTGCAACGCGCGTTACGAAAAGCCTTGCGACCGCCGAAAGTCAGGAGGGTAAGGGCATGAAATTATCGTTGATTATCGAGGCGTTGAGAGAGCGAGCTCCGTCTTTTAAATCGCGAGTCGCGGGCGCGGCTGAGTTTCAGGCGCTGGAGCCTAACGCAAAGATGATGCTTCCCGCCGCTTACGTCATTCCGACCGGCGATACCGTCTCCCGCCAGGAGTCTCAAACCGACTACTACCAGGTTGTGAATGAGGCTTTCGCCGTGGTTGTCGTGCTCGACAACCGGCGTGACTTGCGCGGGCAAACCGCCGCTTTTGATGCCGTCGATACTATCCGCCGCGAAATATTCCTCGCCCTGCTGGGCTGGGAGCCGGACGAAAACACACATCCGATTGAGTATGACGGCGGGCAGGTGGTCGAAATGAACCGCGCCGCGCTTTATTACCAGTTCGATTTTACTGCTGAACGGGAAATAACCGACATAGACACGCGCCATCACCGCGATCTGGACGAGCTTGTCCCGCTCGAAACGGTGGCTGTCGATATGGACTTTATCGACCCCGACAACGGGCCGGACGGCGACATCGAGCATCACGACGAAATCCACTTCACGGAGTAAACCCCATGTTTGTCATTCCAGTTAACGGGCGGAAAGTTCCCGATCCGCGCCGGGGCGACTTTTTGCCCGAAAAGGGGAGAAATGTCGAAAAAAACTCCTACTGGCTCCGCCGTCTCATGGACGGCGATGTAAAAGAAACCTCTCAAAAAAAGGGCGATTAAGTGTCTGTTAGTTTTGATTCCATCCCTTCAAATATCCGCGTTCCGCTGTTTTATGCGGAAATGGATAACAGCAAGGCCAACACCGCGCAGACCTCCGCGCCCGCGCTCCTGATTGGTCAGGCGCTGGAAGATGCAACCATCGAGCGTAATAAGCTGGTTCTGATGCCGACCGCCGATCAGGCACGCAAGTTATGCGGGCAGGGATCACCGCTGGCGCGCATGGTGGACGCCTATCGCAAAACCGATCCGTTTGGCGAGCTGTATGTTATCGCCGTTTCTGACCCGGAAGGGGCTCCGGCGGTTGGTGAGGTAACGTTCTCCGGCAGCGCTAACGTGTCGGGCGCGGTCTCGCTGTATATCGGTGCCAAACGGATCGCGGGCGCGGTAACGTCCGGCGATACAGCGCTGGACGCGGCACAATCTCTGGCCGATGCCATTAATGCCGACCCCGATCTGCCTGTTCTGGCGTCCGCGACCGCTATTACCAGTGACGTAAAAATCACCGGGCTGACGGTCGCCCCGACGCTGACCGTTAAAACCGGCGAAAGCGCAGGCGTCGACGTGACCATTCTCCCGGACAACGCCACCAATAAAACCCTCTCCTGGGAATCTGACGACACCGCGATCGCCACGGTTGACGATAACGGCACCGTTACCGGTATTGCTGAAGGTGCCGCCAACGTTACCGCGACAACGACCGACGGTTCCGGGCTTTCTGGCGTATGCGCGGTTACTGTCGAACAAGGCGAAGTGCGATCAGCCAAACGAAGCCTCAAAAAAGCGACCTCCGCCCGCGCTGCCGCTCAGGTTATCGGGGCAAAAGTCACGCTGACCGCAAAATACAGCGGCGAGGCGGGCAATCAGATCCCGCTGATGCTGAACTATTACGGCGCGATTAGCGGCGAAGAAATCCCGGACGGTCTGACCGTTTCCCTGTCCGCCATGCAGGGCGGCGCGGGGGTAATCAGTCTCGATAACGTGATCGCCGCGATGGGCGATGAGCCGTTCGATTTTATCGGCCTGCCGTATAACGACGCCGCGACGTTAAAGCAGATGGGCGAGGAGATGAACGATACCTCGGGCCGCTGGAGCTGGTCACGTCAGCTCTACGGGCATGTGTACACCGCCAAAATTGGCACCCTGACGGATCTCGCCGCGTTCGGGGAAGCGCTTAACGACCCGCACCTCACCATTGCGGGTTACGAGCCAAAAACGCAGACCGCGCCGGAGGAGCTTCTCGCGTCCCGCCTGGGACGTCAGGCAGTGTTTATCCGCAATGACCCGGCCCGACCGACACAGACCGGTGAAATCACCGGCGCGTTACCGGCTCCGGTGGGTGAACGTTTCTCCATGACCGAGCGCCAGTCCCTGCTGACTCACGGGATCGCCAGCTCGACCGTAAACAGCGGGACGCTTCTTATTGAACGCGATATCACGACCTATCAGAAGAACAAATTCGGCGTGGCGGATAACAGCTATCTCGACAGCGAAACGCTCCACACCTCCGCCTATGTTCTGCGCAAGCTGAAATCGATCATCACGACCAAATATCCGCGACACAAGCTCGCGAATGACGGGACTCGCTTCGGGCCTGGTCAGGCGATTGTTACTCCGTCCGTGTTACGCGGTGAAATGTGCGCCGCTTATCGCGAAATGGAGCTCGCCGGTATCGTCGAGAATTTCGAAGTGTTCAAAAAATACCTGATTGTTGAGCGTAACGCTGACGACCCGAACCGCGTCGACGTTCTGTTCCCGGCTGATTATGTGAATCAACTCCGCGTGTTCGCGCTTAAAAATCAGTTCCGCCTCCAGTATTCGAATGAGGAAATGGCAAATGGGTAAGATTGCAGGCACCTGTTACATCAAAGTTGACGGGCTCCAGCTCTCCGCAACCGGCGGCGTGGAGGTTCCCATGAACACGCGTCTTAAAGAGGACGTGATCGCTCTTGATGGCTCAGTCGACTACAAGGAAACGCACCGCGCGCCCTATACCAAACTCACCGCGAAAGTTCCGAAGGGGTTCCCGCGCGACAAGCTTATCAGCTCGGAAAATATGACGGTAACGAGCGAACTCGCAAACGGGGACGTGTACGTCCTTTCTAACGCGTGGGTTAATGGCGAAATGAACCATAACCCCGAGGACGGCACGGTCGACATTGAGTTTCACGGTCAGGAGGGCTTTTACCAGTGATTAAAGAAATTACACTTTCACAGCCAGTCATGGCGCACGGCGAAAAACTTCATGTACTGGAACTACGCCCGCCGCGCTTCGATGAGGTCGAGTCCCTCGGTTTCCCGTTCACCGTTGCCGGTGATGGCGGAATGAAAATCGACAGCGCCGTCGCCCTGAAATACATCCCCGCGCTGGCGGGGATTCCCCGAAGTTCCGCTGAAAAACTGGCGCTCCGTGATGTGTTCATGATCTCCATGCATATCATGGGTTTTTTTACGTCCTCGGGAACGGAAGCGGACTCCGTAGGCGTCTCTACAACGTCGCCCACTTCTGGCGAGTAAATCCTTTAGAGCTGAAACGCGCCTCCATCTCGGATTTCGCCGAGATGGAGGCCGAAGCCGTTCGCATTAATGAGGAGTTAAAAGGCAATGGCTGACTCATTCGAGCTGAAAGCGATTATCACCGCCGTAGATCGCCTTTCCGCTCCGCTAAAGGGGATGCAACGCCAGCTAAAAGGATTCCAGAAAGAACTCTCGGGGCTGGCTGTTGGCGCGGGCGCGACGGGAACGGCGATTCTCGGCGCACTGGCTGGCGCAACAATGCAGGCGGTTGATTTTGAAAAGTCGATGGCAGATGTGCGGAAAGTCGTCGACGGGCTCGAATCGCCGGAAGCGTTCCGCCAGATGCAGGATGATATTCTCAACCTGTCGGCAAAAATCCCGCTAGCGGCAACGGAAATTGCGGACATCGTCGCGCAGGCGGGGCAGTCAGGAATAAAGCGCTCTGAGCTGTCACAGTTTGCCGAGGATGCCGCAAAAATTGGCGTGGCGTGGGATCTGTCTGGTCAGGAGGCGGGGAGGACGCTTGCGGTCTGGCGTACCGCGTTTGGGCTGACCCAAAAAGAAGTCGTCGAGCTGGCCGACAAGGTGAACTACTTAGGCAATACCGGCCCCGCGAATGCGGCCTCTATTGCTAAGGTCGTGACTGAGCTCGGCGGGATCTCGCAATCTGCGCATGTTGCCTCTGGCGATGTTGCCGCGCTGGCATCGACAATTATCGGCGTGGGTATTAATGGCGACGTCGCCAAAACAGGCATTAAAAACTTTATTTCCGGTCTTACGGGCGTTTCTACGGGGGATCAGAAGAAAGTAGCGAAAGCGCTCGGCTTTACGCCCGCCACGCTTGCCAAGAGCATGATCCAGGACTCACGCGGGACAATGCTTAAGGTTTTGGAGGGCGTCAGGAAGATGGCTCCCTATAAGCAAAACAGGATTATGGAGATCTTGTTTGGTAAGGAGTCAGCGGAGGCAATCGTCCCACTTCTCACTAACCTGGACACCTTAAAAGCTAACTTTAATAAAGTTTCGGACGCGCAGCTCTATAGCGGTGCGGCTGCTAATGAATATGCCATCGCGTCGGATACGGCAGCGGCTGATCTGGCGCGAATGAAAAACCAGGTCACACAAATTACCGTAGAGATAGGGCGCGAATTTCTTCCAGTCATACGCGACGCGGCAAAAGAGTTTATGCCGCTACTTAAAACCTTCTCTCAATTCATAAAAGATAACCCCGAAGCCGTTCGCGCCGCGGCAAAATTTGGCGTGGCTTTGCTGGGCGTTTCCGCGTCGATTGGCGCTATCTCCCAGGCGGTCAAGATCATGAATTTTGCGATGAAAATGTCGCCTGCAAAATTGCTGATCGGGGCTCTTGTCCTGGGCGCATATGAGATTATTGAACATTGGGACGAGGTCGGGCCGGTCATAAAAAAAGTGTGGCAGGAAGTCGACAACGTGGCGCAGGAGCTCGGCGGATGGGAAAACGTGATCGAGGGAGTGGGGGCGGTAATGGCGGGCTCTTTCGCGATCAAAACCCTCGGCTCGCTTCGCGAGGCTGTCGCGCTGGCCGGGGCGCTCTCCGGCACCCTCGGCAAGATTGGCAAAATGGGCGCGATGACTGTCACTATCGGCATAGCGGTCTCCATGCTTCAGGCGCTCAAAGAGCTTGAAACTGACGCTAAGGCAGCGGGTGAAAGCTCCGGGGCGTTTGCCGTGCATAAGATGCAGGCTAAGGAGCGGGAGCGCGGATATTACGGCTTCGGTGAGCGTGCGAAAGAGATATGGGCGAGTATCACCGGGCAGGACTATACCCCGCCGATCCCTGATGGCCGCTACTCGCCCAACGTTGGCCTTTCGCGCCCCGTCGGTGGACGCTCACAAAGCGAGTTAACCGTCACGTTTGAAAATGCTCCGCCAGGAATGCGGGTTATCGACCCGAAATCCGGCGATCCGTTTATGTCGGTGAAAACCGATGTCGCATATTCACCTTTCAGAAACCCAGGTTAAACCCGCTCCGGCGGGTTTTTTTATGAGGGCCGATCATGGCATTTGAAACCGGCTGGCGCGCGCGTCTGCAAAGCGCCTCCTTTCGCGGCGTTCCCTTTGAGGTTGAAAGCGATGAAGGCATTTTTGGCCGCCGCGTTCAGGTTCACGAATACCCCAACCGCGACAAGCCGTTTACCGAGGATTTGGGGCGCGCCGCGCGACGGATAACCATCAATGCTTACCTCATCGGTGACGATTACCCGGAGAAGCGCGACCGGCTTATTGCCGCCATCGAGACAGAGGGCGCGGCGACGCTGGTTCATCCCTATTACGGGGAAATGAAGGGCAATGTCGACGGTCAGGTACGCGTGACGCACAGCAATCAGGAAGGGCGAATGTGTCGCGTGTCGTTTCAGTTCGTCGAGTCCGGCGAGCTGACATTCCCGACATCCGGCACGGCAACCGACGCGAGTCTCGACAGCTCGGCGGGTTCTCTGGCCGATGCTATCACCGGCGCTTTCTCGGCGTTCTCCCTCGACGGGTTAAGCGATTTTGTTCAGAGCGGCGTTCTGGCTGACGCGGCGGAGATGTTCGACGTTATCGCCGACGCGTTCACGATGGTTGATTCCGGTATCTCCGCCGCCATGCGACTTGTGCAGGGCGATTTGTCGGTGATCCTGATGCCGCCGAGCTCCGCTAATGATTTTGTTCGCAACCTGCAAAAAGCCTGGCGGGCCGGGACACGGCTTTCCGGCAACGCCTCGGATCTGGTCACGATGGTTAAGACCATCAGCGGCGTTACCGTTGATTCCGGGTTAGCGCCTCGCGGCGTCTGGAGCACAGACAGCGGGACAACCGCCTCACGCAAGGCCCAAACGAACCTTGTCGCCTCGACGATGCGCGTCGTCTCGATATCCGAAGCGGCGCGCGCGGTCGCGCAAATCCCGACGCCGCCGGGTAACAGGGCGTTGCAGGGTGGCGCAAATCCCGTATCGGATATTGTCAATATCAATCACCCTGCGCTGGATTCACAGCCCGCCACCACGGCGCGCGCCACACCGGCAACCTGGGACGATTTAACGGATATCCGCACCGCGCTTAATGCGGCGATAGACAGCGAGCAGGCCCGCACGACCGACGACGCCGTTTTTATGGCGCTGACGAGGCTCCGGGCCGACCTCAACAAAGATATTTCGTCGCGTCTGGCGCAGGTGGAGAAAACCGTCTCTGTAACGCCGTCCGAGTCGCTCCCGGCGGTTGTGCTGGCGGCGCAGTGGTTCGACGACGCCAGTCGGGAAACTGACATCCTCTATCGCAACAACATAGCGCACCCCGGCTTTGTGCCGGTGGTGCCGCTGAGGGTTCCTGTCCGATGAATAACACCGTTCTCTTACGCGTGAACGGGCGCGAGTGGGGCGGGTGGACAACCGTTCGCATATCCGCCGGGGTTGACCGCGCCGCGCGCGATTTCAACGTTGAAATCACCCGCCAATGGCCCGGTGCGACAGATTCCACGCCGCAGATAAAAAACGGCGACGCGGTCGAGGTCAGAATCGGCGACGATCTTGTCCTCACCGGATGGGTTGAGGCGACGCCCGTTCGCTATAACGCGCGCTCGTTAAGCATGGCGATAGTCGGGCGCAGCAAAACCGGCGATCTGATTGATTGCACCGCCACGCCATCGCAGCACACCGGCGCAACGCTTGCGGAGATTGCCGCCTCGCTGGCCGGGCCGTTTAAAGTGAATGTCATCGACGCAGGCGCGCCGACGACCGCGCTTATTGATGCGCAGCCGCAGCACGGCGAAACGGTCATTGACTGCCTTTACCGGCTTCTCGGTCAGGTTCAGGCGCTGGTTTATGACAACGAAAAAGGCGATCTCGTCCTCGGCGTGGTCGGTTCGGCGAAAGCCGCGACGGCGCTCGTCTTGGGTGAAAACGTTCTGTCGTGTGATACCGAGCGAAGCATCAAAGACCGTTTTTCTGAGTATCTCATTACCGGTCAGCGACCGGGAACGGACGACGATTTCGGCGAGGCAACCATCGCCGCTATCAAACAAAAAAGCGGTGACAGCGCGATCACCCGTTACCGTCCCCACACAATCCAGCAAAGCGGCGCGGCGACTTCGGCGACCTGTAAGGCCCGGTGCGAGTTTGAGCAGGCGCAGCGCGCCGCGAAAACACGCGAAACGACTTACACGGTTCAGGGCTGGCGTCAGGGTGACGGCGCTTTGTGGGCACCGAACATGAAAGTTATCGTCTACGACCCGTTTTGCGGCTTCGATAACGAGGAGCTGGTTATCGGTGAGGTGACCTTCATTAAGGGCGATCAGGGGACAACGACAGAGCTTCGCGTCGCGCCCGCTGATGCGTATCTCCCGCAACCGGCGGCACCCAAAAAGAAAAAATCTGGCGATGATGAGGACTGGCTTTTCTGATGGGTATCAAACAGGCGATTTCTAATCTCGCGGCGCGCGCCGTTCTGGCGGCGCTGGACTCCTCCAGAAAATGCCAGGCGGCAGGGTTAAAACTGATTGCCGGTGAAACGAAAGAGAACGTCGAATACATCGAGCCTTACGGCTTCACGTCAACCGCACACGCAGGCGCGGAGGCGGTTGTCCTGTTCCCGTCGGGCGACCGTTCTCACGGCGTTGTTATCTCTGTTGCTGACCGGCGTTACCGGCTGAAAGGGCTCAGGTCTGGCGAGGTGGCTATCTACACTGACGAGGGCGACTCGATTGTTCTCAAGCGCGGGCGCGTTACCGAGATAACGACATCCGAGCTTGTGGTTAATGCTGAGTCGAAAATCTCGCTCAACGCGCCGCAGCTCGTCGTGAATGCATCCTCCGGCGTCTCATTCACGACGCCGACCATCACAACAAGCGGGGACTTTTCAGCGGCTGGCGAGGTGTCCGACGGCGTCGGCACCATGTCGGCTATCCGCACCACATATAACGGACACACGCACACCGCACGGGGCGAAACCGCAGAAACGACCGGCCCTTCTGCCTCTATGGGGTAACGCATGATCATCTTTGTAAATGGATTACTGAAAGAGTCGACCGACTATTTCGACGACCTTACTCGTTCCGTGATCATTTCGCTTTTTTCCTGGCGACGCGCTGAGACGGACGACGAAACCGGGCAGCCTTTCGGGTGGTGGGGTGACACTTACCCGAGTGTGGAGAACGACCGGATTGGCTCCCGCCTGTACCTGCTGCAACGGAGCAAACTCACCAACGCAACCGCGACGCGCGCGAAGGATTACGCCCGCCAGGCGCTCGCCTGGATGGAGGAGGACGGCGTCGCCGCGCGCGTCGACGTGGCCGCCACCCGAACCGGGATTAACTCGCTTCAACTGGAAGTTGTTATCTGGCAGCGGGACGGCAGCAAACACGCAATTATTTTCGATGACATATGGCAGGAGGTGTTAAATGGCTGACTCCGGCTTCTCGCGTCCAGATTTGCCAAATCTGATCGCCACAATCAGAAGTGATTTACTCACGCGATTTGAGACGGACGTCGTCCTCCGTCGCCTTGATGCAGAAGTCTATTCGCGCGTGATGGCGGCTGCCGTTCACACGCTTTATGGCTATCTCGACTATCTGGCGCGAAACATGCTTCCTGACCTTGCGGATGAGGAGTGGCTTTCGCGACACGGGAACCTGAAACAAGTCCCGCGCAAGCAACCAACCACGGCGGGCGGCTATGCGCGATGGGAGAGCGTGTCGTCCGGGATCACGCTGCCCGCCGGGACAGAAATGCAGACTGACGAGCAAAAGCAGTATGTAACGACCGCAGACGCGACCGTTAACGATGAGGGAGTTCTTCGCGCACTGATTGAAGCGGTTGACGCTGGCACAGGCGGAAATCTCGATGACAAAACGCCGCTCCGCCTGATGACGCCGGTCGCGGGCCTCTCCTCGACGGGCTATGCGGAGTCGGTTGAGGGCGGGACAGATTTAGAAGCGCTGGAGGACTGGCGCTCGCGAATCATGGCTCGCTGGTACTACACGCCGCAGGGCGGCGCGGATGCCGATTACCGGATATGGGCGACCGACGTCGCGGGGATCACCCGCGCCTGGGTGTTCCGCCATCATGCCGGACGCGGGACGGTTGGCGTGATGCCTGCTAACAGCGATTTAGATAATCCGGTGCCGGATGAGACGCTAATCGAAGCGGTTAAACAGTACATTCTTCCGCTTGCGCCGGTGGCCGGTTCAGGCTTGTTTGTTTTCCCGCCGACGCTGAGAAAAATCGACTTCGAAATCGCGCTTGCTAAAGATACTCCGGCAATCAGGGCAGCGGTAACGAAAGAGATTAAATCGGCGCTGTTCAGGGACGGCGAGCCGTCAGGAAAGATTTATCTTTCGCGTATCAGTGAGGCGATCAGCCTGGCGACTGACCAGTTCGCGCACCGCCTGATTTCGCCAGCGAAAGACGTAGCGCTCGGCACCTATGAATTGCCGGTTATCGGGGAGATAACGTGGTCGAACTACAACGAATCTGACGTTGAAATAGATGTCTCCCTGAGCTCGTTCTCACCGAACCCCGTCACGCTGCCGGACAGCCCGGACGCATTCGCGACCGCCACCTTCACGCCTGAGAATCTGCCGTCGCTGGATGGGGTTAACATCACCTGGGATTTTGTCCCGGCAGGCGAGGGCGAACCTGACCCGTCGACGCTTTGCGTCATTACCCCGAGTGCAGATAACAGCGGCGTGAAAGCAACCGGCATCGCTCCGGGGACAGTTCATGTCCGGGTTACTGTCGAGTACAAAGGCAAGACCGCGACGGATAACTCCTATCTCGATATTGAGGAGGTTACGTGGCTGTAGAGGACGAATATACCCGCCTGTTAAAACGGCTTTTACCGCCTGGCCCTGCCTGGGAGGGGAATAATCCCCTCCTCGAAGGGCTCGCGCCGTCTCTGGCGCGGGTACATGCGCAATCGTCGGCATTAATGCGCGAGATTGATCCGGGGGCGGCGGTGCAGCTCCTCGACCGTTACGAGGCGTTATGCGGGTTGCCTGATGAATGCACCATCGAGGAAACGCAAACCCTCTCGCAGCGACAGCGGCGACTGGCGGCAAAGGTCAACGGTTACGGCGGCATTAACGAGGCGTTTTACCGGCGACAGCTCGACGCGCTCGGCTATCAGTCTGTTTCGATTACGCAGTATCAAAACGAGGCGGAGAATCCTCGCCCGGATATCGCCACGGACGACGACTACCGCTATTTGTGGCAGGTGAATATTCCCACGCTCGCGACGATTGACGTCATGACATGCGCATCAAGTTGCGTGGACAGCCTCCGCACCTGGGGCGATACGGTCATTGAATGCGTGATTAACAAGGTCGCCCCCTCTCATACCGAAGTCGTGTTCGCGTACATGGAATAAAGCGCTTCTTTTCCAGTTAACCCCGCTTCGGCGGGGTTTTTTATGAGGTAATTACTTTGCATCGTATAGACACCCCCACTGCACAGCAGGGCAAATTCGGCGCAGGCAAAAACGGCTTTACGGCGGGCGACCCGACGCTCGGCGTTCCGGCGACGCAGCTCGACGAGGCCTTTTTCGATTCGGTTCAGGAGGAAATTTGCGCCGTTATCGAGGGAGCCGGGATTCAGCTTAAAAAAAGCGACCGCGCGCAGCTCTCCGCCGCCATCGACAAGATGATTCAGGCAAAGCATGAGCTGGCGCTTCTGATTAAGAACAATCTTTCAGACGTCGACGACGTCGAGCAGGCGCGGAAAAACCTCGGTCTCGGCGAGCTGGCGTTAAAAGACAGCTTAAAGGCGAGCGACGTGGGGGCCATTCCAATAACGGGAAGCACCGATATTACCGGGCCGTTGCGCACGACCGGGGAGGTGCAATCAAGCACCCCTAATGGCTTTCGCATCGCTTATGGCGGTTATGGCGCGTTCTGGCGTAATGACAGCGCAAATCTGTACCTGATGCTCACTGATAATGGTGACCCTTACGGAAGTTATAACGGCCTTCGCCCGTTTCGCGTGGATCTTGCAAAAGGAAATGTTTCCATTGGCACACCGTTATATGTCGCCAGTACGATTCAGGCAGATAAAGGCGTTCAGTCAGGTTATGTAGGCTCATATGCATTCTCTGCCCAATTTGCAACAGGAGCTGCTTTCTATGAGACGTTTAACACCACTGGTGTTAGCGAGTTTCATCCGCTTCTGAAACAGAAAGCGACGATAACCAACAAGGCCGCATGGTCTTTTTCTTACGGATCACTATGTGATAATGGCAAGCTTTCCTGGTGCCTACATATGATCGACGGAAGCGGCCATACCTATCGACACGAATGGGATACAAGCGGCAACTATACGTGTCCGGGGCAGCTTATCCCCGGTAACTATGCGAATTTTGACGCCCGTTATCAGGCGAAGAACACCGCGAATCGCGCCTCAAGCGGCTGGTATAAAGACACCTCGACCGGGTTGATTATTCAGTGGGGCGTGGCTAAACGCTCTGCCGATTCGACAAGTATCGCTTACCCGATTGCATTTCCTAATGCAGCCCTTTGTACAAATTTGACGGTGATATGGGGCGGGCATTTCACCGATCAAAACGTATTTTGCCAGCCGGTCGACCGTACCCGGTTTAATTACATTGCGGGCTCTGGCGAAGTTAGCTCTTATTTTCTGGCTATAGGTTATTAACAGACATGCCTTCTTATTATTACAGCCCAAAATTAAACGCCTTTTTTGCGGCAGCGCTGGAGAATGATTATCGCGCTTCCGGTACATGGCCTGATGATGTAACACCAATCAATAACGAACTCTATCACTCATTAATTGAAGGGCAGGCAGACGGGAGAATCATTACTGCGGATGAAATGGGACAACCTAAGTTGATCGAACCGACAATCGACTGGCGTGCGCAAGCTGAAGCACTGCGTCAGATGCTGCTATCACAAGCTCATAGCGTAACGTCGGACTGGCGTGTTGAGTTGATGCTTGGTGCACTTCCTGAAGCAGACAAGGCCAGCCTGTCACGGTGGATGGAGTATATTCGCAAAGTGAGGGCGTTGGATTTTGGTGGGGTGATGGATGAGCAAGGCTATAGCTCAATTACCTGGCCATCTATACCCAATCTAGGTAAGTAAGATGGAGTGCATTTTAATCTTTCGTTTTTGTAAGTCTTATGTCGCTCCTTCAGTGATGTTACCATTGATAATTTTTCGAAATAATAGAGCGGCGTTAAATCAATAGATTATACTGTTTCAAAGCGAGTATGAATTTTCAGTAGTCTTGTGAGGAGGCTTTATGTCGGGTGCTCTCTTGGTTCTTGCAAATATTCGTATGCTTCGCTCAATCGCAAATGAAGTACCACTTCATTTACTTGAGGAATTCCAAAAAAAATTCCGTGATGTAGTTGCTGAGCGTCGCCAGCAAACCTTAGCCGGTAAGGCAAAGAAAAAAATAGATGATGCTCGACGAAAGACGCTCAAAGCTATGATGGAAGAGGACGGCGTAGATCCCTCTGCGCTGCTAGGTCCGATAGTGAAAGGTATTATAAAAAAAGAAGGAAAGGGTTCGCTAAAGCGCGTTAAACATCAATATAGAAATTACAAATAG